TTATTTATAATATCGTAAATTTGTAAAAAAGGGATATGTATAATTTTGTAATAGATTACACTCAAGCGGATTTAGGAACAATTACGGAGCCTGTTACGGTTGCCGAAGCAAAGCAATATTGTAGAGTTGATAATAGCGTTGAAGATGATTTGTTTGCTGAATTAATAACGCAATCAAGACAAGCGGTTGAGAAGGCTGCTAATATCAGCATTACTCCCAAGACGATTACGTTATGGTTTACTAATAGCGCAGGTAACTTTCAACTTCCATTCGGTCCAATGACTGCATTTACAAGTTTAACCGACGCAAACGGCAATATATTAGGTACAAACGTTTACAATTTAGTAGGCGGTCAATATCCTAACGTTCAAAGGCCATTATGGGCCGATTTAAAGGCTATTTATACAACAGGTATGTCAACAGTACCAAAGGAAATAAAGATTGCTATTTTGGACCAAATTAACTACGGCTACGAAAATCGTGGAATGGACGTTGACGATATGGGAGTTTGTGAAAAGACTTGGAGAGTTTGTCAAAGATGGACGAGAACATCGCCAATATTATAATTATGAGAATAGGACTACACAAAGATAATTACGTTGACGCTAACTCAATGACTCGTAGAGTAGGGGTTTATGCGCCTACAAGGACAAGCGATGGCGAAGGCGGTTATACTACAACCTTTGCTTTACAAGCGACTGTTTGGGGCGATTATAGGCCTCAACCTCAAAATAGAGCGGTGCAAGAAAGCCAATTATCTTTTAATCGTTACGCTAAATTATTTATTCGTTACGATATTACAATTACTGATAACTACCAATTAGAAGTAGAAAATCAACGCTTTACTATTCATTCTATTAAGGACGTTGACAATGCTCATAGATTTTGGGAAATTGAAATGTACGCATAATGGCTGCAATAACAATAGACATAGCAAATATGACTAACGTTAACAAGCGATTTGAGAAATTAAATCAAGACGTTAAAACTAATCTTAAAAACGAGATTAATGCTTCGGCATTAAAGATACAATCGGACGCAAAGAAATTGGCGCCTGTTAACTTAGGAACGTTGAGAAACACAATCTATTTAGCAGAAGAAAGTAAAAGCAATAATCAATATGTTTTTGGAGTAGGTGCAAGTGCTTCTTATGCTGCTTATGTTGAATTTGGAACAGGTGGCAAGGTTTCTATTCCTAACGGTTATCAAGATTATGCCGCTCAATTCAAAGGCAAAAAAGGTGGCAAGTTTAAAGATATGGTTTTAGCTTTGACTGAATGGGTATTAAAGAAAGGAATAGCAAGTGGCAAACAAAGTAAATCAGTAGCTTATGCAATAGCTTTAAGTATATTAAGAAAAGGTTTAAGACCTCAACCATTTTTAATACCTGCGTTTGAAGCGGAAAGACCTAAACTAATTCAAAGAATAGAAAAAATATTAAAAAATGCTTAACCCTAATATAGAGATAAAAAAGTGGTTTATAACTCACGTTGCTTCTGCAACAGGGTTAAACGTTTACGATGGAATGGCTCCTGATACGGACTTAACGGAATACATAGTTTTAGACGGCAGAACATCAAGTCAAGAACAAGGTAAAAGCGGTTACACGAACTCAAATGTTATCATAGTTGATATAATAACAAAAAATGCTAACTTTGGCTATAAACGTGCTGAAACAATATCTAATTTAGTATTAGCGGAAATAAATTCGGACACAAAAATAACATTACCAACAGGGTGGACTTCATCAAGTTTGTATGTAGAAAGTGTTAGAAATTTAGACGGCTTAAACCCTTTAGATAACGTATTTAGAACGTTAATAACATATAATTTAACAATAACTCAAAATTAATAAAATGGCAGAAACTAAAGTATCAGCAAGAGATTATATTCTTTTAGCAGACATCGATGGAGACTCAACGTACAAACCTGTTGCTTGTCTTACATCAAACAACATTACTTCATCATTGAACGTAATTGACGCAACTTCTAAATGTGGCGACCAATTTCAGCCCGGTCCTGCTTACAATCAAACAATCAAAGCAGACGGTTTTGCAATCGACCAAACAGGTACAATTTCTAAGGATAGCTACAATCAGCTTTACGCTGCATTTATTGCTAAGACTATCTTCGGAATTAAAATGGGTCCTTCAAGTCCTGCAAGTGGTAACGTAGTTTATAGCGGTACTGTATTTATATCATCTTTTGATGTAACCGCAGCTGATAAAGAAGACGTTAAGTTTAGCGCAACTTTAACAGTAGCTTTACCTCCATTAACTCAAACTGTAACTGCATAAAAAAACAACAACTATGTTTCAACTAAAACTCAACGACAAAACAATAAACTTAAAATGGGGTACTTGGTCAATGCGAGAATTTTGCATTGAGAACAATCTAACGATTGACAAGTATTTTGAATTATTAAGTAAATCGCAATATGATTTAAACATATTTGTAAAGATGGTTTACATAGGTTATAAATCAGCTTGTGCAAGTAACAAACAAGACGTCGAATATTCGGAGATTGATGTTTGTGATTGGATAGACGAATTAGGTGGACTTTTTAATACGGAAGGGCAAATTATGGAGTACGTTAAATACGTTATTTCAACAACTGTTACAACAGTTCAAGGAGTTGCCAAACAAGAAAAAAAAAAGCCTAATAAAGCTGACTTGGGACGACATATTAGTTAAAGCTGCTGAATGCGATATAATGCCCAATGAGTTTTGGGAAATGACTTGGAAAGACTTTTCTATTATTGTAATGGGAAAGGAAAAGAAAGAGTTAAATGAATGGGCGAGGACAAGAAACCTCGCCTATATTATATACCTAAGTAACACAACTGAAAATTCGCCTAAGTCTATTCAAGCGTTTTGGCCTATGGCGGATATTGATAATGCAGGGGAAGTAGAGGAACAAACAATGTTAAGCGATGAGGAACTTACAAGGACTTTAAAATTGTATGGAGTAAACTAAAAAAGAATGTTACAAGAGAATTTACAAATTAATATAGGAGCCAATACCCAAGACTTACAAGCAGGTTTAAATCAGGCTACTAATTCCGTTAATAACTTTTCTGCTGCCGTACAAAAAGCTTCAAAGCCAACGGCTGACGCAACAAATACTTTAGGCAACTTGTCAAGAGTTGCACAGGACGCTCCATACGGATTTATGGGTATTGCGAATAACTTAAACCCTTTGTTAGAGTCGTTTCAAAGATTACAAAAAGAAAGTGGCGGAGCAGGTAACGCATTGAAAGCATTAGCAGCGGGTTTAACGGGTCCTGCGGGTATCGGTTTAGCTTTAGGTGTTGTTTCGTCTTTAATCGTTAAATATGGCGATGAAATAGGCAATATGATTGTTAAAACAACTGATTTCGAAAAAGCTCAAGAGTCAATTAGAAGTTCATTTTTTGATAGTTTAAAAGCAGTAGAAACAACAATAGCAACCGATAAAGCTTTAGTTTCGGTTATAACTGATGTTACACAATCAACCGAAGCAAGAAAAAGAGCATTAAACGATTTAAAGGAAGCACATAAAGGAAATGTAGAATTACAAAAAGCAGATATTACTGATGGGATTTTATTAGTACAAATAATTGATAGACTATCCGAAGCATTAGTAAGAAAAGCTAAAATAGAAGCAACTTCAAAAATTATAGGCGAAGAGTATGCCAAATTAATTAAGTTGCAAATGGCAACAGTTCAAGAGCAAGTAGGTAATTTATCAGGCTTAGCAAAAACTTGGGACGTATTAACAGGGTCCGTTAAGGGCGCTTTAGGTGGAACAGGTGCTATGGAGATTGGTTTAAAATTAACTAATGACGGGTTAAAGAATAATGAAAAGCAAGTTACAAGCACTAAAGATAGTATTGAAAAACTAAAAGATAGTTTAAAATCATTAACAGGAGAAGCATATAAAGCAGGAGATTTTAATGTTATTGGGAAAGGCACAAAAACAACTACTGATAAAAAAGAAGATGATACTCAAACAAATAAAAAGATAGCAGAAATTCAAAAGCTAATAAAGGCTAATGAAGATTGGGCTAACTCGGAAATGAAATTGTATGATGCAAGGCAAAAGTTTGAAAAGAAAGACGGTTTAGGTATTGAGAAATTGGAAATGGATTTAAATAAAGGAGATAAAACTCCTAAGAAATTAGAAAAAGATTTACCAAAGTGGGCGCAAGAGGATAATGGGTCAGTTAAAAAATTAGACAAAGATTTAAAAGCAGCGGAAAAAACTGCGGAAGGATTTGCTAATACGCTTTCAAAAGATATTACAGGCGGGTTGATGTCAATGTGGGACGCTATGGAAAATGGAGAAAATCCGTTAAAAGCATTGGGTAACTTCTTTAAAGATTTACTTAAACAATTAGCTGCTGCGATTGTTCAAGCAATATTATTCCAAACAATTATGAGCGCATTGGGATTTGGTGCTGCTGCAAAAGGAGTAGGGGGTTTATTAGGTGGAGTAGGCAAAATATTAGGATTTGCAGAAGGTGGAATTGTATCTCAACCTACTATGGCTATGGTTGGAGAAGGTGGGCAAAGTGAGGCTATTATGCCATTAAACAAATTAGGCAATATGATGAATAGTACTTTCAATGCAGGTGCTATGAGCGGTGGTGGCGGTGGCAAAGGTGGAAATGGACAATTTACTTTAAAAGGCAACGATTTAGTATTAGCTTTGCAAAGAAGTAATTATTCACTTAACCTTAGACGAGGCTCATAATGGCATATCAAAACAAATACAAAACAACGGTTGCAACTAAGACAGGTAAAACGGCTTACTTATATTTACAAGAGGACGGTTATACAGGACCTTTAATTGAATACCCTTGTGTTAACTTAGACTATGAATATTTACCGAGTTCCGATGACCCTTTTGATGTTGTATATGCAAGTCAAATAAATGTAGTGTTAGATATTACCGACGACATGGAGAACATGCCAAACTTTACTACAATGGAGGATAGGAAGTATTTTGCTAAACTTTATTTAGATAGTGATTTGCAATTCTTTGGCTTTACTTTAAGTGATACCGTTCAACTATCTTTTAGCACAGGTAGAAAAGAATTATCTTTTAATGCAGTTGACGGAATTGGTTTATTAAATAATATTACTTTTCCTGTTGCACCTGAAACAAACATAAACGATTTAAAGACTTTGTTATATTATATAACTACTTCTTTAAATACATTAGAATTCCCAATTACTCCAAATATTGTAACGGCTTGTTCTATTTATGCAGAAGGAATGCAAGATAGGGCGGACCATTCTTATAGTGAGCCATTCGCACAAACATATCTACCAATTAGAACATTCTTAACAGGTTTAAATAGTTATAACACTTGTTGGGAAGTGGTAACTAATATTTTAAAGTCTTTTGGTTGTAGGTTTTTTATCTCCAATGGTAAATGGTATATTGTAAATATTAATGACTTTGCAGGAACTAATGTTTATTATACTGAATACGACCATAATGGAACAGTTGTAGCAAGTGGCACAATGAATACTTTAAGCGTTATCGAAGGCTATGCAGATAATACAAGCGGACTTTATTTTATTGACGGAAACCAAAGTAAAATAATAAGAAAAGGTTATAATAGGATTACTTCAACAGTTGAAGTTAAAGGAGCGGTTGATTACCTTTCAAATGGTAATTTAAGACCTATGAATGGCAGTTTCCCTTGGTATTGGGAAGCAGGTAAGACAACAGGTAGCACATGGGAAATATTGGCAAATCCTAACGACTCTTCGGACATATTTAAACTATTTAAAAGGAATACGGCAGGGTCTTATGTTTATGTAAATAGCATTAGTTATCCAAAAGTAAATGGCGGAGATATTTTAAATTTTAGTTGGACTTATTTTTCGCAAGACGTTACAGGTTTTAGAGGCTCAGCATTAGTTTATATTCAAAACGGAAGCGATTATTATTATTTTAATGGGGATTTGGGTTGGGAATATTCAAATACTGCTCCTGACTTTACAACATTAGGGTCTTATATTGTTCCTGCATTTGGCGACGCTGACTCAATAAGTCAAAGAAACGAAGTTGATTTTTCTACAAGTCCAACTCCTTCCGCAGGTCAAGTGTTTTTTAGTTTTAAATTAGCAGAAGGCGATTGTCAAAACGTTCAAGTCGGTGCGTTTTTTATGACATTAACTCCGTCTTTAACGGCTATAAATTATGACGCTTACGTTGCTGACTCAAATCAATATGTAAACGATATTGTTATTCCTTTTGGCTCATATACTAATGCTTCATTATATCCGTCCGAGTATGGTATATTTTTAGATATTAATTATCACGCTTTAATAAATTGGTATTCTTACGGAAATGCAACAACTCATTTGAGTTTGTTAAGTTTAATTACTCAACAATATATTAATGTCTTTGGTAAAAATATAATTAATATTGACGGCTCTTTGTCAAGTTTTTCAACTAATAATGGTTTATTAAATGCGTCTAAAGTGTTAAAGGCTGATGACACGGACCCTGCGCAAATAAACGTATCTAATAATTATTATATGTTGGGAAACTCAACTATAAATTATGTAACCGATGAAACAAGCGCTACTTTATTACAAATAAATGGCGATGACATATCAGCTACATTGAATTACACTTTAAGTTATAATTAATAAATTTGCGATATGGCAGACAAAGTAAACGGTAAAAATATAATGCTTTATTATTACGAGGCACCTTCGGAAACATATCCTGAGGGACGAGATATAGCATTCGCTTGTTCTACAAATTGCACATTTAACGTACAAACAGGTCAAAAAGAAGTTACAAGTCAATCTTCGGCATGGTATAAAGAATACAAAATTGACGTAGCTTCTTGGACTGTAAACTGCGATGGATTAGTAACTTTAAATGGGTTTAACTATTTAAACTTTTTAACCTTACAACAAAATAGAACTCCAATAAGCATAAAGTTTGTAATAGATAACGGAACGGACGGCTTAGTAATAATAAGTGGAACGGCTAATTTAGGGAACTTACAAATAAATGCGCCTTGGAAAGATATTGCAACTTATTCAGTTAGCTTACAAGGAACAGGAGCTTATTCAACAAGCGGAACAAATATTAACCCAAGCGGTAATATAATAGTAGGCGGAAGCGTTTATAATAAGCAATATACTGCTGCAGGTGGCGAAACTACAATAACTTGGACGGATATGATAGGCAAGAGTTGTCTTTATGTATCGCGTGGCGGTGTGGACGTTAGAGAAATAGTAGGTACGACTCCAACAGGGGAACAAGTAAGATGGAATTCATTAACAGGTATTTTAACATTTGCAAGAGCGTTAGAAAGCGACGAATTTGTTCGTGGTTTATTCCAATAAAATAATTAATATGAGTCAACAATTACAAATAACAGGCGGAGCGAAAGTAAGAAGTTTAGAAGGTGTTATCACAGGGTCAACAGGAGTCTTAGGCTCGTTGCCTATTAACGGCTCAAATGGTATTCCTCAATTAGACTCTAATGGTAAAATATTAGTATCTCAATTACCTAACTCCGTAATGGAATATTTAGGTACTTGGAATGCGTCAACAAACACTCCAACGTTAGCAAACGGAACAGGTAACGCAGGAGACGTTTATTTGTGTAATGTGGCAGGAACGACAAACTTTGGCGCAGGTCCTATTACTTTTTATGTTGGCGACCAAGTTATTTATTCAGGTAGTATTTGGCAAAGAGCGAGTGGTGCAACAGGTAGCGTTACTTCGGTTGCGGTAACTGAAACAGGAGACGCTTTAACAATAACAGGAAGTCCGATAACTACAAGCGGAACAATCAACATAGGATTTGCAGGTACATCGGCTCAATATGTGGCAGGAGACGGAACATTAGTAACATTCCCTACAATTACTACCGAAGCGCAAAGATTAATTACGGAAGTTTACAACGAAACAGGCGCAACGTTAACTAAGGGAACAGTTGTTTATATTAATGGCGGACACGGCAACTTACCAACGATTGCAAAGGCATTGGCAACAGGCGATGCAACTTCTGCTCAAACTTACGGAGTAGTACAATCGGATATAGGAAATAATAACAACGGATTTGTGGTAGTGATTGGTAGTTTAAGTGATTTAGATACTCAAGCCTATGCAAACGGAACACAACTTTATTTAAGTTCAACAACGGCAGGTGCTTGGACTTCAACTAAGCAATACGCTCCTGCTCATTTAGTTTATGTAGGTATTGTAACAAGGTCGCACCCAACTCAAGGAGTAGTAGAGATTAAAATACAAAACGGATATGAGTTAGACGAATTACATAATGTATCGGCTCAAACTCCTTCAAATAACGATGGAATATTCTATAATAGTTCAACTTCATTATGGGAGAATAAATCTATTGCAACTGCATTAGGTTACACTCCTGCAAACGCTGCGGATTTAAGCAACTATGTTACTTTGGCAACTTCTCAAGTTATCACAGGTGCAAAAGTGTTTGATGGTAGCGCTGCATTTTCATCAACAGGCGGAGTTTTAGGAATAGAAGGCGGTGCAAGTGTTTACAAAGGTCTTGCATTGGCTAAAGGTTATCCGCCAAGTATTTTCGTTTCAGGTTTTTCAAGTTTATATTCAGCAAGTGGAGATAATAATATAGTAATTAACGATAATTCAAATTCAAGTAAATTACAATTTCAGGCTTCAAGTTCATACACTTACACTTTCCCTGCTAATACAGGAACGATTGCTTTAACAAGTGATATACCTTCCGTAACTAATTTTGTTACTTTAAATACACTTCAAACAATTATAGGGACAAAGATTTATACTTCTTTACAATATTATGATAATGGTGTTTATTTAAAAGAAGGTACAAGCGGAAGTTCAACAGGTTATACAACTTTAGGAGCGAATACAAATGGTATAAAAATTAATTTAAGTACAGGAACATCAAACAATAGTTTAAACTTTGCGAGTACATCAGCAAGTAATACATATACATTCCCAAATGCAACAGGAACAATAGCATTAACAAGTGATTTATCTTCTTACGTTCCTACTTCAAGAACATTAACTATAAACGGAACTACTTATGATTTAAGTGCGGATAGGTCTTGGACTATTTCAGGCTCACAATGGACAACAAGTGGAAGTAATATTTATTACAATACAGGTAACGTAGGGATAGGTACTACAAGTCCAACCGATAGTAGTGGTTTTGGTACTATATTAGATTTGAATGGCTCAACTGCTTCTGCATATTATACAAGATACAACGGCTCTTCAACTATTTACGCTTTATTTGGGCAAGATAGCGGAACAACTTATTTATTAACTAAGTCAACTCCTTTGAGTTTTTATGTTAATAATGCTGAAAGAATGAGAATTACTTCAGCAGGTTTGGTAGGTATTGGAACAACAAGTCCAAGTTTTAGTGATTTTAGTACAAATACATTAGGTATAAATATTTCAAATCAATCTACAAACTATGCAGGTTTAAAATTAACAGGTAATACTGCTTATACAACAGGAAGTTTTGGATTGTATAGTGGAAGTGCTGCTCATTATTTGTGGGGTGGTGGTGCTAATGCTATGATATTTGCTACTAATAATGCTGAAAGAATGCGTATTACAAGTGGGGGTTACGTAGGTGTAAATTGTACTCCTAATGCTCAATTTGAAGTTTTTGGTGCAACAGGCAACGCATTGACTGATGGTATAAGAGTGTCAAGAAATACATTACAGACTTCGCAATATGGTGTAATAAATTATTCAAGCGGTATTTTAAATATAACAGGGGTTGAAACAAGTGCAGGTGGGGAAATAAGATTTAACACAAGTAATGGAACTACGACAAATGAAAGATTGCGTGTTACAAATAGTGGTAAGGTGCTAATTGGTAGTAGTTCAGGAGTTTTTTCAACTGCTGTAAAACTTGAAGCATATCAAACAAATGACCAACATTGTATTGCTTCTTATGTTACAACAGGAAGTGGAAACTCTTGTTTTCTTGCAAGAGTAGATTCAACTAATAATGTTTTTAATTATTTTGCTTATTCTTCTTCAATTATAGGCTCAATCAGTACAAATGGCTCAACAACTTCTTATAATATTACTTCCGATTATAGACTTAAAGAAGATTTAAAAGATATTAATGGTTTAAATAAAATATCTAAAATAAAAGTTTATGACTTTAAATGGAAAAATAGCAATTTAAGAATGGATGGTGTTATTGCTCACGAATTAGAAGAAATTTTACCTTATGCAGTTCAAGGCAAAAAGGATGGTAAAGATATGCAACAAGTGGACTATTCTAAATTAGTACCTGTTTTAGTAAAAGCAATTCAAGAGCAACAACAACAAATAGAAGAATTAAAATCACTTATAAACAAATAAAAAATGGCAACAACTTTTGCTTGGGTAATTAATCAATTAGATACAAAGCCAATGGAAGATGGTTTAACTGACGTAGTAATCGTAGTACATTGGACTCGCACGGCTGAACAATTTGTAGGCGGAGAGCCTATCTTAGTTTCAAGTTACGGAACAATGCCTTGCTCAACTCCAAGTTCAACGGACTTTACGGCTTATCCTGATTTAACATACGAACAAGTTTGCGGTTGGTTAGACGCAGGACTTCCTGTTGCTGAAATAGACTTAGGTTTACAACAACAAATAGACAACATAATCAATCCGCCTGTAATCGTTTTACCTTTGCCTTGGGAAATTCCAAGTAATTAATTATATATTTGTAAAAAATAAATACTATGTTAACACTAAACGAAGCACAAATTAAAGAGTTAGAAGCGTTTTTGTTGGAAATCCCTGCAAAGTACGCTAATCCTATTTTTCAATTCTTAGGTAAAGCAGTTCAAGAAAGCGCACCTAAGGAAGAGTCAAACGAAGCGTAATGTATAATATTGCAATTTTCTTGGTGGGTCAAGCCTTAGCCATTATCATAGGTTTAATCAGTATCTATGTGAAAGTATCTTTAAAACTTAAAGAACTTGAGGTGCGCGTTAATATGGTAGAAAAGCAAGAGGACAACATCGCCAAGAAACTTGACAATATACAAACGACTTTAAATAGTCTTGCGATAGCATTACAAAACAAACAAGACAGGGAATAATGAAAGAAATCGTTATTACAATATTAGTAGCGATAGTTATTATTCTATTATCGAGAACTTGCAGACAAGACGTTCCCGTTTTGGTAACAAATTACGATACAGTTTACCAGGAGAAAACTTTCACTAAATATAGAAAAGGCGACTCAATCCCTTACATAGTTTTAGCGGTTGACACTACAACCATTCACGACACAATAAAAGTATTATCCGATTATAGCCGTATTTATGCGTATTCGGACACGATAATACAAGACTCAAACAAGTTCTACATACAGGACACGATTACACAAAACAGGATCAAAGGAAGGAGTTTTAAGGCTGATTTACACGAAAAGACAATATTCATTACTAATAATATACAACCTAAGTCAAAGAATGAACTTTATTTAGGCTTTTTAGCTGATTTAAGGACATTAGACAACAAATTAGGGTTAGGAGTTGGGATTGGATTTAAGACGGCTAAAAATGGCTTATTTTCGCTTTCGGCTTCAACGAATGGTTACACATTAAGTTATTATAAAAAGTTCTAAGATGAAAAATATAAAAGCGTGGAAAACGACCTTATTAGGTTTGATTTTAATTATTGGCGGTTTTGCTTCGGTTTACTTTGAGAAAGCGGATTGGTCGGGTGCAATAATAGTGATAGGCTTAGGCATTGGATTGATATTTAGTCCAGATAGTTTAATTGACAAGTTAACTAAATAGAATGCTTAACAAAAAGTCAATCGATTTTATTATTCAGCACGAAGCGGGTGGCCGTGCGTACTATGATAAGGTACTGCAAAAACCTACATGGCCAGGTGGCGAAAGTGGAATAACGATTGGCTTAGGATATGATCTTGGCTATAATACTGAAAAGCAATTTAAATTAGATTGGGGTAAAACATTAAGCGAGGCTTCGATTAAGACATTAAAAACAGTATTAGGGTTAAAAGGCGAAAAGGCAAAGATTAGTCTTAAAGGCGATTTATTAAATATTCGCATTCCTTACAATATTGCTTATGACGTTTTCGTTAAGTGTTCAGTTCCGAGATATTACAAATTAGCATTAAGCATTTATCCAGGACTAAGCGAATTAAACGAGGACACTCAAGGCGCTTTAGTTTCAATGGTGTTTAACAGGGGAGCAGGTTTAAACGGCGAGTCAAGAAAGGAAATGAGAGCGATTGTTGAGTTAGTTAAAAAGAAAGATTACGAGGCGATAGCTGAGGAAATAGAAAAGAGTAAACGATTATGGGAGCATAGAGGATTGGACGGCCTTGTTATAAGGCGGGAAGCCGAAGCGGACATGATACGCGACTCAATATAAAAAACTAACAAAAAACATAATGACAACAACAAAACGCAAAAGATTATACTTCGATATTGAAACCGCTCCTAATATTGGTTTCTTTTGGACGGCTGGATTTAAGCTAAACATAAGCACGGAAAGTATTATTAAAGAACGTGCGATAATTTGTATTTGTTACAAATGGGAAGAGGATAAAATTACACATTCATTAAATTGGGATAGTAAGCAGAACGATAAAAAAATGCTACAAGACTTTATTAAGGTAGCAAATGAAGCTGATGAATTAGTAGGGCATAACGGCGACAAATTCGACTTAGCTTGGATAAGGACTCGTTGTTTGTTTCACAGGATTGAAATGTTTCCAACGTATGTAACCATTGATACGTTAAAGGTTGCCAGGTCAAAGTTTAAATTCAATTCCAATAAACTTAATTACATAGCTAAATACTTAGGCATAGGGCAAAAAATACATACCGATTATGACCTTTGGAAAGATATTGTTTTGAATAAGGATAAGGACGCTATGGATAAAATGATTAAGTATTGCAAAATGGACGTTATCTTATTGGAGAAAGTTCACAAAGAATTATCCTTACATATACCAGCTAAAACACATTACGGAGTTATCTTTGGCGGAGATAGGGGAAGT